GAACAAAAGGAGAATGCTAAAGCCAAGTCTGGAGTGAGGACTGTATAGATTGGACTCAACCCAATCAGAAGGAGTGCCAACACCGTATGTATCAACCATGACTTTATCTTTTGACGCTTCATGATAGAGTAATGCTCCCTTAAATAAAACTGTTTTTAATCCATATACATGTGGGCTGTGAGGATCACCTTCTTTATCACTAAATCTATGGTGTTTGCGATGAATGGCAACCCATTGTTTGGTTACCATACCAGTTGTTAACCACAACCAGAATCGCATAAAATGTTCCATAACTGGGTGAAACACGATTCCCTTGTGTGCTTGACCTCTATGTAGATACAATGTTACGCACACTATTGTTATATGCGTCATAATCAAAAGATAAATTAGTTCAATCATCTCTTCTTTCGTACATTATAGTGTCTGTATCACCAAGTGCCCACTTGGATTCGTTTTCTACAGACCATCGTTTTGTTGCTACACAGAAGTCTGGATATTTAAGTTCTTTAGGATTGCTACTCGGTTCTAATATAATAAGACGATTATTAGGCTGAGCAGCAAACTGACCATTGTCGCACTGAATAAAGTTATAAGATTTATGATCTTCGGTATCTTCAGCAAATCCAGTATCAAGAACATTAAAATCAGGAGAAGCAGAATCAACGGTAAACAAATAGGTTCCATGCATCCATCCACCATCTTTAAGTTTAAATTTACAACGCATTGATTGGAGTTGTGCTTTCTTTATGACAGTGATATCATATGAAAGACAGTCCCACAATTGTAGATAATCTAATGGTAGTGGTTCTCCTTCAATTGGCTTCCAACAGTATGCATGTAGTGGTAGTTTGTCATACAATGCACCATAGTCATTAAGATAAGACTCAATGCGAAACGCTTGTCCTCTTAATGATTTGATACTGATCCACCAGCATTTCTCAAGTTCTCCATGACCTTTTGTGAAGTCATAGAGAAACTCTTTACGAACAAAACACTTTACTGGTGGAAGGTTCGCAACAATGTGTGCCATTAAGCTGCTTTACCCCAGACGTCTGACCAGCTACCTGACAAAGCACCTTTTGCATAATCTGTTACACGATTCTCGAAGAAGTTGCCATGCACTGGTGCATTGATCATCTCCTCAACCCATGGTAGTGGATTCTTCTTGCGTTTGAAAATACCTTTCATACCAAGACCGATTAGACGACGATCTGCGATATATCGGATATACTCTTTTACTTCTTCTGCTTTCAAATCACGCATATCACCATTAGCAAACGCCAAATCAATAAACTTATCTTCAAGCATTACCATTTTCTCTGCGATAGAATAAATCTTACTCTTCAATTCATCATTCCAAATCTCTGAATTTTCTTTGATGTAAGTTTTGAACAACTGCATCATCGATTCAGCGTGCATGGTTTCGTCAACAATAGACCAAGTAACGATCTGCCCCATACCCTTCATCAATCCATGACGTGGAAAGTTAAGCAACATTATGAACGACGAAAATAACTGCATACCCTCAGTAAAGGCAGAGAACACAGCGATATGAGTGGCTGTATTTTCTCTAGTAGAATTTTTAGATGCGATATCAAGAACGTAATCATGCTTGTCCTTCATTTCTTGATACTCGAGGAACTGGCTGTATGTAATTTCTGGCAATCCAAGTGTCTCAATCAGATGACTATAAGCAGCAATATGTAATGCCTCGCGAGCAGCAAAGCCAGACAACATCATACGAATCTCAGGTTGTTTGAAGTATGGTAGGTAGTTGTTAACATAACCACCAGCAACGTCCAAGTCGCCTTGTGTGAAGAATCGGAAAATGTTGGTAAGAAATTCTTTTTCTTCTTTAGTTAATTTCTTCTTCCAGTCTTTGACGTCTTCCATCATTGGCACTTCACTAAACAACCAGTGCGCTTGTTCGTGTTTAAGCCAAGAGTCGAAAGCCCAACTATACTTGAATGGCTTAAAATATGACCTTTCATCAGTTAGTTTAAGTTCTTTAAAATCTTTTGGTAAATTTGACATTTTATACTCTTTTCTTTGTTCCTAGATAAAAACCATCTCCTGGACAGTTTTCACTTCTCTTGTTAATAATACCGTTGGTCCACCATTTAGTTCCTTTAACATTTGTATTGCCTTTAGAACCTTCAGCTTGTTTTTTTCTATATTCGTCTGTTATTATTTTTAAAGATCCTAATTTATTACCCAACATTCGTTCAGATCTTTGTTTCTTAACATGTTCTAAATCACCTGCCTTTATTTTTTGAAAATTATGATTTCCATTTTCAAACAGTTTTTTTGCTGAGACGGAATTTGATATTTTTCTTTTTTCATTGGCTTTAGAAATAATTTCTTGAGTTAAAAGAATACCAGGTGCTATATTTCGGTTTATCATTATCTGTAAAAATTTATCTTTTCCAAAATATCGATACAATCGTTTTAATAATTTGGCTTCATATTCTCTGGCATCTTGCCTAATAATGATTTTTTTTATTTCGAAAGAATCTTTTCCATATTCTTCTAGTAATAGTTTTACATATTTTGACGATGTGAAATAGATATCCCAAAAAGTTGTGGGGTCTGAATTAATCCCATATTGAGATCCTATGTAATATTTTCCAGTCGGTTTGTGTTTTATTTTATAAAAATAAGGGTTCATTTTATTCTCCTTATTTTTATTTATAAAGTCATAGACTTCAGTATGAAGCCTATACTAGCCTTCACACGCTAAACACTCATTCCCTTCGGCAAGCGCATGCAGATCAATCTCTTTAATAACTTCTCGTTCAATTTTCTTAGCTACTTTATCTGCTTTCGCAATCTTATCGCTACGGCAGTAATACATCGTCTTGAGACCACTTTTCCACGCTTGGAAGTGAACAGCATGGATATATTTAATATGGCTGTCTGGTCGGAAGAACACATTCAACGATTGCGCTTGGTCAATCCATGGTTGGCGGTCTGCTGCATGCTGGACCACCCAACGCTGGTCAATCTCCATAGAAGTCTTGAACACATCCTTTGTCCATTCGTCCATCCAATCCAAGTGCTGAACGCTTCCATCGTTCGCAATAATACTACGCCAAATTTCTTGATACTCATCTTCGCCCTTTGGTGTCAATGGCGTTCCATCAGGTGCAAGGTGAGCCATAATGACTTTATCTAAATAACGATTCTTATTTAAGTGAGAACCCGATAGAGTGTCCTGCCTATAAGCATTAGCCCTATAAGGTTCAATAGAAGGACTAGTGTTGCCCATGAGAATACTACTTGATGCGTTTGGCGCTATCGCAGTTAAATGGGAAAATCTATTCCCAGCCCACTGCGGTTTTGTTATCTTTTTAACTTTCATACATTCCCCAATCCTATTCTTGAATATCCTAATTTTGATTTTAGTTCTCGACTTTTCTTTTCTGGTTTCCACGCTCTTGGATCAACTGTTTCACCTGTAAGTTCATAGCGGAAGTCTGGATCGTAGACCATATAACCTAGTTTGTTCCATTTGATCGCTCCACTATCAAAGAGAAAGATACAACCTCGGCACATACAAAAACTAGCGCCATTGCTACTCATCACATTACCATTCACAGTGCCTACATATTTTACAACATTACCTTGGTGCATTTCTTTAAGCGCTTCGTAGTAGTCAATCATTCTTTACTCCTAATAATTCTTTGATTAGGGTCTTTTTATCTTCCGTGCTCATACCAACTCCGAAATGTTGTTTAATCTCATCTATACAATGAATTCCACCTTGTTCAAAAGTATCAACTGATTCGGGAACAAGGTCGCTAATAACTTGTTCACAACATCCGACACACTCCCCCACAATTCGTTCGGCTAATGCTTCAATCAATGCCCATTGTTTGGTATTGTTTAAGTATTCAACACTGATACCAACTTCTGCGGCTAACTGTTTAATTCGTTCGTTCATTCTTCAACTCCGAAATGTTCTTTTATAAATTCGTGCAATTCTAAATTGCCTGTAAAATCGTATTGATGATGATGAAAAGATTCTGCCATGTTAGCACATTTCTGCACAATCAACTCGGCGAACTTTTCTAGCTTAGTTGGAACGCCTGTTGGATTGTGGACCAGCAGTCCAGCTTCGCGGGCAAGTTCTTTAATTCGTTCGTTCATTTTTCAACCCCAAAATGTTTTTCAATCTCTTGACCAATCACATATCCATCACGGGTAAACTTCGCCACATCATTCTGATAGGCAATATTCACACATTCTCGCACAATCAACTCGGCGAACTTTTCTTTACTAAAAATCAACTCACCTTCATAGTCAACAAGACTCTGTGCGGCAAACCGTTCTAACATTGGTATCTTATTCATTATATCTTTCTCCTCAAATCTGCGTTCTTCTTAGAAGTTTCTTTATTTTTCATCGGATTGTTTTCGCTAAATCCACAACGACCACGAACCCAACCTTCTGGAATTTCCGTATTTGGTGGTAACTTTTTATTAGTTACACCATCATTAATCCATTTCCAACCATCCATCTTTGGTGGGGTTAAACCACCATTTTTATACTTCGATTTGAACTCATCGCCAGTCATGTTTTTGTTCCACGCAGTTCTTCCGATATTCCATTTACCAATGTGGGGTGCTAGAGTTTTCTTAACAATCTCGAAATGTCTAGAGGTTAGAACATCAAATCTTTTAGAATTCTTTCTAGAAACTCTAACCATAGAAGAAAACGCAAAGATTAGTTTCTGGTTTGTTGGATACATTTTACAAAGTAACTGGTGACAAAGAAAGTGTTCACGAAAGGTTAGTCTTACCAGATTCTCAGGCACATCAGTTCCACCTAAACATTTAGGTAAAATGTGGTGTTTTTCTGAGTATTCAGTTAACACTCGGTTCTTGGCTCGTTCGATGATCGACTCATAAATCTTACTATAAAGCATTAGGGACTCCATTAAATTATATGCTCCTAATGCTTATTTAGCGATTTTAGATTTTCAGATCATCTCCTTCAAGGACGGCACAAGCACGAATAAGCATCGTTTCACCATTTCTGACAACAGTAACAAAGTCAGAAGAATTAAACTCAACGGTATTGCCAGCATCATCTTCAAAAAGAATTTTACTTTGGACATCAGGAGCTTCACCTCGTTCAAGTCCCAACTCTTTATTAGCGACATCTAGTTTCTCTCTTATTGTTCTGAAGATGTTTTTATTTCTACCAATAGCCATAGGTGTTTCCCATGGTGTGTGATTTTTCTGTAGATAAGCATGCCAACCCAAAGCACCGATACCGATACTTCTTTCTCTCATAGCAGAATACTTGGCTCGCTTGATTGCTGAAGGTGCATGATCAATAAAATATTGAAGCACGTTATCAAGCATCTCGGCAACGTCTCGAAGAAATAATGGATCATCTTTCCACTCATCATAATACTCCAAATTAAGAGATGACAAGCAACAAACTGCAGTACGCTTCTCGTTAGTGGGCAAAATAATTTCAGAACAAAGATTAGACTGATGAACCTTTAAACCTTTATCTTTTAACCAGCTTGGTAATTGACGGTTGGACTCATCGATGAAGTGTAGATATGGTTCACCAGTTTGCATACGCATTTCTAAAATACGTTGCCACAATTCTTTAGCAGACACTGTCTCACGAACTTCTTTGGAAGCTGGATCAATAAGCTGCCAAGAATCATCAGCATGATCATCAATCATACAACGCTCAATGATTTCCATGAACGCATCTGGAATATTAATTCCATGATGCATATTCAACGTGCGCATATTTTGGTCGCCTGTCGGCTTGCGCATCTCTAAGAAGGAAATAATATCTGGATGGCTAATATCAAGGTAAGCAGCATAACTGCCACGACGAGTGCGACCCTGCCTATACGCAAGAGAACTTGCGTCGTAGATTTTGAGGTGAGGCATAACACCAGTAGACTTGTCATCTGCTGAACGGATGCCAAAACCAATACCAACCCCACCCCCAAGCATAGATAGCCAATTAGTTTCTGATAGATTATCAACTAGTCCCTCCGCAGTATCTTCAATATAGTTAAGAAAGCAGCTAATAGGAAGACCACGCTTGCTGCGCCCAAAAGAAAGAATGGGAGTAGAATAAGATAACCAATGCTTACTGCTGTATTCATACAACCTCTGAGCGTGTTCTTGATTACTACCAAACGATTTACTCACAAAAGCAAATCGCTCTTGAGGAGAAGTCTCCTCGTCTTTCATATAACTTTCTTTTAATCTAATTTTTCCCAATTCATCAAATAATGTATCTCTTGTATAGTCCACCGTGATGCCATGCACGACACTTTCCATTGTATTACTCCAGTATTTATTTTTATTAATTTACAAATTCGCCAGCCATTGGGAAGACCTTGGCGATTACTTTTGCGCATTCAACTGCTATATCCATATGCTCTTTTTGTGTACCATTGGCAGACCTCAATTGAATATAATGTATCCAGCTGCGTAATGTTCCATTCATATAAAGTCGAGAAACAGTAAGTCCTTCTGGCAACACTGCTCTTGCTTGCTCCTTGGCAATACCTTGATCGATTGCCCAAGCATATGCTTCTTGTGCTTCTTTGATCACACGCTTTTGTCGCTCTTCCCACCATGCAGCCACTGCCAGGTTTTTATTCTCAACGCTATTTTGACGATTCTTTGGATCTTGTAATCGTGCTTCACGTAGTACAAAATCTAATTCTTTAGTCGGGTCTGCATAACGCTGAGAAAATTCTTGGAATGAAAAAGAACGATGACGTAAGATCTGGCGAGCGATATCCCTAGTAGTTTCAATTTCCAAACAAGCACTGACCATTTCTAGTGGACTCCAATGAGCATGTTTAATTAGATAACGAATTAACTTCTCTGATGTTTCAGTATTGTTTTGATTACTGGGATTACTGACACGAGCGCAGAATGCAATTAAATCTTGGACACCATTCTCATAATCTACATTATCAACAGGCTGGCTATAACTAATTAATTTTACTTTCAAATTTTTCTCCATTGGGCAAATTTCAATTTGGCTTCTATGCCAGCATAGGTGTTTGTATTTATTAGTTTCGTGATTTCTTCAGGTGTCATTTCACCATGTAAAACCATTTCATTAATATCTTTCTGTTTAATATTATCCGGAAACATACAAACAGAATAACCTAGATCGATATACTTATTTAACTGTTTAACAATTTCTTTATTTCTTGGTTCATTATCCATTACAATCGTTGCATTAGTGAGTAGCTGACGAATAGTAGGGGTATCAAAACTGCTTCCTGAAACAGCGATTGCATTCGGAAGAAATAATGAATCAATTGGTCCTTCAACCACGTAAATGCGTTTTCCATAATCTATCCTTTCAAGTCCATAAATCTTTTCTTCGTTCTCATCTATCTTAATGGTATAATACTTAGGTTCCTCTCTACCATATGCTCTAGCCTGATACGCAAATACCTTACCATGAGAATTGAAGTAAGGTATAATCATGCGTGGATGTTCATCCACAATAGGCTCTTGAAACTTTGGTGTCACCGAATTGGTGAATGCTTTAAATTTGGAAGCGAAGTATAGCAACTTCCATTTGTCTTTTGGAATTTTTCTATCTCTGACATAATTGACTGCTGGGTGTTTAGGAACCATCATATCCAATCGTTCTAATGAATCTAGAACAGAATCTTGGAGAACAATGGGTTTTGTATCAATGAACACGCTGGTGTCAACGATATCTTTGTGATCATTGTGTTTTGAAGCGCCACCTTTGTAGCGTTCAAGAACATATTCATCATATAGTTTGGAATCTACATACTTGATTAGATTACCAAGATTAGTAGAGTGACCACAATTGTGGCATTTGACGAACAAGTCTTGCTTGGTACGATAGATGTAGCCACGTGCCTTCAGCTTGTTCTTGGACGAATCACCACAAACTGGACAAGAATAGTTCCAGAGGTAATCGTTCTTTTGTTTAAAATTTCGTAAGCGACTGCCAAGAATGTTGGCATACTTAACATCGATGAATAACATTACAAATATCCCAATTGTTAGAGTATTATTATACTCTAACAAGCATTACAAAGCAAGTTTTATTTTATGATCTTGGAAAGAAATTCTACATGTCCAATTAGATAACCAAGAACAATAGCACCACCAACAATCATCCAACGCCATCTCTCAAGAACATCAACACGTTCTCTAACTTGGTCCAATGCTTTTGATATTGCAACGTGCTGTTCTCGATCTGACTCTGCAAGAGCATCAATCTTTTCATCAAACTTATCTAGAATTTCTCTATTGCCAGTTGTAATACGAGAATGCAACTCCTTGATGTCTGATTTAACCTCAGCCACATCTTTGTTGATGTTCTCAATCTGTGCTTCCATCTTTGCTATTCTTTCTGGTGTATCCATTTCATTTTACCGATTCGAAGATTTGTTTTTGTGTTTTATACCATTCAGCCCAAGTATCAACTTTAATTTTACATTCATGATACTGTCCATAGTTATCAACAACGACTTTAAGAACCTCAGACAACTTTTCAGTTGACTCAACAGTCTTCAAATCTGGACACGCTTCCATTAATTCTTTCGGAACTTCTGGAAAATTTCTTTTCACAGGAGTTGGAGTTATGCATCCTACCAGTAACAAAACAGGGAGAAGAATAAGAAATCTCATTTCTTCGCACCTTTAGCTGCATCGTTGAGGATATCGATTGTATCAGCAGTAATCTTACACTGCGAATCAATTTTTACCTCAACAGTTTTAATTTTTTCTTGAACAACAACTTGTGTTTCTTTAACAACCTTTACTCTGTCTTTATAAACAGTGACTAGTTTCTCATTAACAACAGCTGATTTGGCTTCAGCTTCTTTAATCTTTTCTTCTAACTCTGCAACTCTTCCACGCCAAACCATTTCAACAGAGTATCCACCTTTAAAATAAACACCAGCAACTAACAATGCAATACTAATTAGCTGTATGAAAAGACGATATGGTGTTAGCCATGGCATCCAACGAAGAACTAACCCAAAGAAAAATGAAGCGGTGAATCCAACAATTCCCGCTATCAAGATAGTATTCACTACCCATGCTAAAAAAGCATCAGGTACAAACGAAAGCATCCACATTATTTCACCTCAACTGGCTTAGGTCGTTTGACCATAGATGCAATTGTAAAATTACCTTCTTTGTATTTCTTTGCTGCCTTTGGATCAATCTTTGGCTCATCAGTAGAAACAGCTGCGCCAGTGGCATTGGCAGGTGCTTCTTCAGATAAGAATTTCATAACTAGGATTTCTTCCTCAACGAGCGACACTCTATTATCCAACATTTTCATGATGTTGTCAAACTTTTCTTCTAATATAATATTTGTAAATTTATTTTTTGTTTGATATTGTTCTTTAACAAGCCATAGTGCGGCTATGAGAGTTTTTAATCTACTCTCGCCACCAGGAAGTTTATTAATAATTTTTTTTATTCCAAATACTAAACGATGCAAATAAGTATATGATTCTTTTTCTGCATTAGATGTTAATGTATTAGACTTACGAATAGTTTTACCTTTATCATCTATAATGCCATATTTAAATGCATCTGTCTCCGAAAATGGAGTTACCAACATTTTCAGAATTTTAAAAGCTATCAAATTGTCTACTATTCTTGCCATTAAATTTTCCTTAGTGTTTGGATAATTGTGTTATCAAGAGTTATGTCTGATAACACAATTCCATACTCTGCTATCACTTCAGGCATCCTTTCAAGATATACAAGAAAGGTTATTAATACATCCCAACAATTTTCATCTATTTTATGAAACAACATCCTAGTTGATGCCTCACCAAATACATTGTATATTACGATAATATGATTCAATATTAGTCGCTCACGAAGTTCACCACTATTTTTGTATCTAGATAACAATTTTTTTAAATATAAAAACCTCTTTATATCTTCTTCAAATTCTTGCACACTATGACACTGTGGGTTATCATAATGATGCATCGCATAAAGTATGAAATTATTATCAGTCAGCTTTTCCTGGATCATAATGTGTTAACAATTTTTCACGAGCATAATTGCTCCATTAATTATATCAATTCAATTTACGCAATAGTCACACCATAAAAACCAATTACATGCCACTTACTGTTGGTAAACAATAAACGAACTGAGTCGCCAACATCATTGAATGTGATGCTAGTAAAACCAGAAGTAGTTGCTGGAGCAAGAACAGCATCCCCACCATCAGTAATCATCACAACAGTTTTTTCTTGACCAGAAACACCATCAGCTAGTGATAAAGTTGCGGAACCAGTAGTGGTAATATGAGTAATAGCTGCAGAAGTATTAACGACTAACGAACCAGAACCACTTAATGATTGTGGCGTAGATGATAAACGTAGGAAACCATTGCTAATAGCTAGGTTACCAGCAACATCTACTTTTTCTGATGGAGTTGAAGTACCAAAACCAACTTTATCGTTTCCTGCATCAACAAATACTAAGTTAGCATCATTGTCACCCTCAACACGCGTGTCTTGATCAGCACCATTTTCGTTAATAACTACTGGAGAATTTAAGTTTGCTAAGAAATTAGCAACTGTTAGCTTCTTGTTTGAACCACCTTGTACAATGTTCAGTAAGTCAGCTGATGCAGCAGATGTGGCTGCTGCCAATTCCGAAATCTTTTGATCTGCCATTTGGCTCTCCTATTTAAGATGTAGAGTGAAGGAGTTTGTTACAACCCCTTCTCGTTCTAGGTATTATTATTTATTATGGATCGATACCGATTGTAGTATCATCGGCAACTAAGTCGCCGCCAGCTTGTAGCATAGAACCCATAGCAACTAAACACTCAGATTTATGGCGTGTACCACCAGAAGAGTCAGTGTATGTTGAATATAAATTCCAACCAGAGTGAACAACACCCTTTGCTTTGTTTGCTGCTACCCCAGCTTCTTCAACGGAAACACCAGCAGTTAGTGCTTTATCAGCAGTGCTTAGGTATTTTGGTTTACCCGCTTCTTCGTCTACGTTTGTCCATAGTGACATATTATTTCTCCTTATTTTTGGTGTAACTTAGAGTTACCTAGATTAGCTCGTGGTCCACGCTTTGATCCAGGTTTTGGACCACGCTTGGCTTTTCCTGTTTCTTCAGGCTTATCGTCTTTATTATTTAGGTCTTCATTATCATAATCAGTATCTCCATAAGATGCACCTTTACCACCATAACCATAAGTGCCTTTATGAATCAGTCCTGTGGAAGTTTTTACTGTAATACCTTCCATAAATTGTTTATATGATTTAGCCATCATAATTAAATTTCCTTCGTCATCAAATTGCTCTTTAACTGGCTTCTTAGGATCTTTCCAACCCTCGACAGTATCAATGTTAACACCTTTTGGATGAGATGATTTAGCTCCAGCAGTAAATTTTCCTGGTTTGTCTTCCTTCTCAAGACCAGCATATGCTGCTTCAAGAAGTTGATCTGCTACTTCTAAAGAGATCTCAATACCAAATCCCTCTTTCATCGCTTGCTGCATTTTCATCGCTTGCTGCATACCTCTGTGGGCAAGTTCTTTAGCAGTTTCTTCTGGTTTGCGATTTGGATTGTTTGGTTTTTTAAATGCAGACTTATCTTTATCGTCTGTATGCCATGGTGGATCATTCTTATCATCTTTTTGTTTTCGAGCAGCATATGTTCCAGCAGGAGCAGGTTTTCCACGAAGGGATCTTGCTAATGCTTGTTGGCTTCGATTTTCGATACCTTCATTTAGTTCAACATGAAGATAATCACAAGCTGTTGATAGGTAATCTGCTGCAAGAGTAATCTTTGATTGTACCCATTCTGGCATATCTGTTTCTGGTTTTAACATCTCAAGAATCCACTCTGAGTGTGCCTTGATTTGTTTTAGTTGATGAATAGACATCTCGCCATCAGCATATTCATGAGAATCTTTTTCTTCTTTTCGTAAAATTTCGAAATCTTGGGCATCTAATTTATTATTGTTGTTTTTATCAAGTCTCTTTTGTTTGCCTTTTAATTCTTCATTACGTAACGCACGACCAATAGCTTTGTTATGTGCTTGTGGAGTTTTGTGTTCTGGCTCAGCATCAGGTACTGGATTACCATCTGCTTTATAACGAGCACCACGAGATGCGTCCATAAAGTTTTTCAGAGTTTTTTTCTGACGAGCTTCTGGAGATCTTTCATCGATCTGTTCAACTTCTTCTTTAGTTAAGCGATCAACTGCTTTGCTAATACCAGCGTGCCGTTTGATAGCAGCGTCTTGGAACTTCCTAGCGAGTTTTGCATTAGCATCTTTCATATTCTGTTTCTTTGCTCTTTTTGCAGCAATCTCAAAGTCCTTTGAAAGACTTCTAGCAGCTGATGCGTCCTTTGTAGCACTTTTAATATAAGATCCATATGTTTTCTTGTCAAGCTCATCAATTTGTTCAACTTCTTCGTTACGCTGTTTAGCATAGTAGGCACCTAGAGCCATTTTAATACGTTCCTTCTTTGATTTACCTTCGAACTTTGGATTAGTGCTATGTACGAAATCATGGATCCAATCACTGGCAGTAGCATCTTTAGATAACACCTCTTGTAATGCTTCTAAATCTTCTTGATCAATTTCTGTCTCAGCATTTAATGTTCTTAGTTTATTAGCAATTAAAGCACCTCTAGCGTGTCCAGATTTAATTAAATTAGTTAATTTTTGTCTGGCCACAGATTTAGCGCTGACTGGATCTAGTTTTTTACCAACCAATTTAGTCGGCATTCTATGAATTTCATCAATTACTTGCTTATATGACTTCATATCATTCCTCGGTTTTAAGAGTAGATCTTAACATCCACCCATGTTTTTTATGAGCGTCTAATCTATCGGCTACAAAGTTCATAAAACCTTGTTCATCTTTAGATTGTAATTCCTTGAATAAATTATTTAGGCTAACTATAACTTTGTTATTGGTATCTTGCAAATCTCTTAACATATCATTCAAATTCGTGGCACGATTTTGACAGTTTACGGTTTTATCGTCATACATTTCTTCGATATCTCTTGGAGCCATCTCTCCTAGCGCACGAATTTCTTCAGCTAATTTATCAATAGCCCCATAAATTTCTTCGTACATATTTCCAAAAAACTCATGGAATTGCGGGAAATCTGGATGCTCCACATTCCAATGATAGGAATGTGCTTTTTGATACATAAAGAATGTATCTGCTAATGCTATTCTGGCTTCTTTCATATTAATTACAATTCCATGCTCTTAATGATTTGTTAATTCTTGAATCTGGATCTCTAGCAGTTTTAGCAGAAGTTAACTTAGCCTTCATACCCTTCATTCTACGACAGAAAGATAGACGTCGCTTTGCTTTTTTGCTTCCAGGTTTTAATTTAGATGGATCAGTCCTAACAGCAGTTTGCAATTTGCTTCCTGGGTGTTCACGACGATAAGCCATCACCCCAGCTTTGGTCAAACCACCCTCTGGATTTTTATATTTACTATCAGACCAATCTTCAGAAATAAATTCTTTAAAAGATAACATATAACTCCTTAGAATACTGATGGCATAGAACCCTTTGAGCTCTTACCTTTGGACATTCTAGATTTTTCTACTCTTCGTGTTCGTACAACCAATTTTTGAGCCACTCTATCGACTAGTGCTTTATTTTTAGCAATTGACTTTTCAATACGTTCTTTATCACCAATAGAAACTTTTGATGGATCACGACCACGTAACATGCGTTTTTTAATTAGTTTTATCGCCAATCTTCTTGCACGCTTATTAATAACTGCAGAAGGGGCAAATCTACGTATATTAATTTTAGTAGATCTTGAACGCTTGGCTTGGGTTTTACGTAATCTAATTTTACCTTTCATTCTTTCTGTGCGAGAAAGAACTTCCATCAAGTCTAGTTTTTCTTCTTCTGGATGTGCTGGGATAACTTCTTCTGTATCTTCATAAACAAGATCCCACTCATCGTGTTCATCAAGACCTAGCAGTTCTTCTTCTGTTAGTTCTTGAATCCAAGAATCAATCTCTTGTTCTGTAACATCTTCTTTAAAAAATGGGTCAGTATATGCATTATTTTCTGTCCCAATACCTGGACGTTGTTCACCACACTCACACTCATGTTTACCACAATCTGGACAAACCTTTTTCTTTGCTTCACCAAGATGATGCTTAACTTTCTGCTTTCTTAAATGATGAATACCGAGATATTCTTCGTTCTCATCATCAGGTACTAATGCAGCACCAACAATTTCTTCTTTGACTGGCACACAATTTGGAACAGTTTTACCATTTTTCTTTTTAGTTCCTACTGCAGTGTAACCCTTCCAACATGCATCCTCTAAACCCTCAACAAACTTTTTAAGTCTTTTATAATAATCTGGCTTTTCGTTTAAATGATCACGCGCAATTTCTTCTGCAGCGGCTTGATCTTTTGTATGTTCATGTTCAATCTTAGAACCAATTTGGATTTGTTTAATAATATGTTCAACTGGAACATTATGTTTAGCAGCAATCTCTTCTGCAGTTGGAGTTGATTTGTCTAGTGGTGCTTTATCTTCACGAACAGTTCTGGTATTTTCTGATCCAACAGCATTTAGATTACCACTTCTGGATCCCTCAGTTGAAGTTCCAGTTTTATAATTATAAAATGTTAGGAACCCTTTTGTTTTACCTTTTGGTGTCATTTCTTGTTTTGCTCCTGTATCAGATTCTGGGGCTGTTGGGTCAATTTTATCTGTTCCTGTTTGTTGAATGACAGCTTCTTTAACTTGTGTAACATCCTGAATCCACTTTGACACAAGTTTACCAGATTGTTCTTTTAACAGTAGATGATTGGAACCACGTTTAACAATTTCATATTGTTGTCCTGCTGACTCAACAATATTACCAACATTAAAAATTTTACCTTTGAAATAATCTTCACGCAATTTATCTTTAACCAAATTTAATTGTTCTTTAATTGGCTCAAGATCCATACCAATACGCATTTCGTTCATTAAACGCTTACCGTCAATATCACGGATAGTGGATGGTAAAAGTTCTTTAAACTCTTCATATAACCCTTTGGTGACGAACTGTTTCATTTTTACAGCGTCAACGTCTGGATTTTTGGTACCAATAGAAATTATTTCTACCCAAGCATATTCTTTTAGTTGTTTAAATTCATCAAATTGATCTGCTCCAGCAATAATAACAACACGTTTGTATTTTTCGTTTAATTTTTTAATAGTAGCAGAGAAAAAAGACTCACCAAGAGAAACAACTTTAGACTTTGGAAATATCAATTTTAAAAATTGGTGTTTCTTTTCTTCTTGTAGAATATCCGATGGAGACGTAAAGATGATGTGGTCAGCTTTGCGTTGTTCTGAGACAACCTGAACCGTCTTTACTAAGAGTTCGTGTGTGGTTGTTGGTGGATTAAATTCCCCAAGAGCACAGACGATTGTGCTATTCGGCAGTGTTTTAATAAACTGTTTATAGTCTTTCATGTTTATCCAT